AATTCCATACAATCACTATAATCCCCCGAATGCTCAGTGGAAATATTTAGAAGTCCCTCTATACATGTATAAAGACAAACTTCAGGAAAGAGTAAATTCGGCAATGGAGGGAGCACTTGACGATTGAAACGTATCTATCAGATTTAGGAACGTATCTTCAAGGGCAGGGATATTCAAATATTTACTACATGGGATTGGATAGTGCCTCAAACAATTGTATTTCTTTAACTCCGTACCCTGGATCTGAATATACAAAAATTGTATCAGGTGAAGTAAATCCATACTCCCCTATGCTGAATATTCTTGTACGAAATTCAAGTGCTCAGACAGGATTGGCTACAGCAACCGCAATCTATAAACTGTTACGAAATATATATAATGAAACAATTGGAACTACTAAATTTATTAACATAAAACCAAGTTCGACACCTGGATTTGTAGCAAAGTCTAGTGCAGGTCTTTATATTTATTCAATTAATTTTTCACTGTTTATACAGTAAAAACATGGAGCGAAAAACATGACATACGTAACTTCCCAAGCTACAGTTGCTCGCGGAGTAACTGTTACTATAGACGGAACTACTATAGGCGAGATAGATGATGACGGAATCCCAATTCCGCAGACAACCACAGATGACCTGGAAGTAACGAATCAAGATTCTGGTGATTGGAAAGAGTATCTTGCGGGCAGGAAAGACGGTGGAGAATGTGAAATAAAAGGAAATGCCGTGGATGGGGATGCTGGACAGGTAGCCCTTGCAGCCGCAGCAGCAGCCGGTTCAACCTGCTTGTTTGTGACAACTTTCTCAAGTGGGTCTTATCAGTCATTTTATGGAACCGTGAAAACTTTCGATCACACTGTCGAAAACCAGATTTTGAAGTTTTCTTCAAAGGTTAAGGTTAGTGGAGCACCTACTTATTCTACTACACTTAGTGCACTCACCGGACTTACAATAACGGGAGAAACAAGGTTCCCTACTTTTGGAGGAACGGTTACAAGATATACCTGTACTGTTGCAACCGGAGACACGACTGCTACAGTAGTTCCAACATGCGCAGCCGCTACAGCAATCACACTAGATGGAACATCCGTGACAAGCGGAGAAGGTGGTTCTGTAACTCTCGGAGCAGTTGATACCATAACTGAGGTAGAAGTTGCAGTTAAAGAAGCATCAAAAGCCGCAAGAGTCTACTTCATAGACATTTACAGACCTTCCTCGTAAGGTGGTTTAAATGCCTCTTAAAACCACCCCCTTTTTTGGAGAGTATACACTCCGTTATGATTGGGAAGCTTATGAGAAACTGTGTGAAGTGTTAGGAGTTGACACTTTCGCTGAATTTGATGAAGTATTAAGAAAACCCGGACCTCGCCATATCAGAGTGATGTTATGGGCTGGACTTCTTCATATACGCCCGGAACTGAAACCAGAATACACAGGGAACATTATAACTGAATTCTTAGAAGATGGGAATAATCTTTCCGGTGTCTCTATTGCCATTTCAAACGGTCTTAAAGAAGGCGGTTTCATAGGTGATAGGGGGAATGATCCGGGGGAAGTTCAACAGAAACCAAAACTCCGAAGGAACTGATTGAGAAATATCAAAAGTTACTGTTTCGGATGTGTGGAAAAGACCCCTTAGAATTCTGGAAGTATACACCATCTGAAACAGTATTAATGATTGAGCAAGCAGGCGAACAACTTCAGTATGAATCTGATAGGGAACTTCGGAGACAATCTGAATTGTTAGTTGCTATAATGAACGCTCCACATTTCCACAAGCAAGATAAGAAACCATATGATATGGATGATTTCCTCCCAAAGAAGAAAAAAGACAAACCGACAATAGAACAGTATGAATTAATGTTAAGGAACTCAACTATTGCAATGGGCGGAAATGTAATTTACAAATAAAAAACGGTGTCCTATATGTTTCTAGTACTTTTTAGCTCTCCGAGTGTAGCCTTTTGGAGTGATATTTGATGGCAGAGACAAACGTGGGTTCTATCTATGCAACTGTAGGACTAAGAAGTACTATTACTCAGGATTTGGCAGGGGTTACTGCATCTTTTGGGGCTGTAGGAACAAAAATAACCTCTCTAGGATCGAACATATCCTCCACATTTGGCTCTACTCTTTCTTCTGGCCTTACTAAAGCCGGTACTGCATTTAGCGGTCTTATCTCAAAATCTCAAGCTTTAGGATCTCAAATGGGTGTAATCAGAACGGCAATAGCCGGAATAGTATCTGCAAAACTGATTTCAACATTTGATGAAGCTACAAGCACTTTTATGAATTTTGATGATTCGATGCGGAGAGTTTCAGCCGCATTAGGTGCAACACAAGAAGAATTCCAGACGCTTACAGAATTTGCGAAGGTTGCAGGAACAGAAATGGGTTATACTGCAACTGAAACGGCTGACGCTATGGTAATAGCTGCACAAGCAGGTTTAGAAGTTTCAGAAGTGTATTCTGGACTTCCTGCTATATTAGCACTTGCAAGGGCAGGAGCTACAGACCTCACAGATTCAGTTAAAATTATGACGGCTGTTATGACGACTTATGGATTAGCAGCCGATGACATGGAACACATTGGGGATGTAATCGCACAGGGAGCAAACGAATCCACAGCCGAAATTACAGATTTTGCAGCATCCCTTAAGTATGCAGCACAGGCAGCAGCACCCCTAAACGTTTCACTCGAAGAAACTACAGCTTTATTAATGGTAGCAGCAGACGCAGGAATAAGAGGAAGTACAGCAGGTACTAACTTAAGAATGGCTTTTACAAGGATGCTAAACCCTACGAATGCTGCTGTTTCTGCACTTTCAAAATATGGTCTTACAGCAGACGATATTAACTTATCTCAAAAGAGTCTAGCTGAAGTTATTGATATCCTCAACAAGAGGCAGATAACCCTTAATGATTCGGTTACGATCTTTGGTCAGAGAGCCGGCCCTATGATGTATGCCATCATTAAACAGGGAAGATCAGTACTTCAGGAGAACACCACAGAACTTCAGAATAATGTTGGCTACATGGAAAAAATGACTGAAGAGATGCAGGGAGGTTTCGGTGGGGCTATCCGCAAACTAAAAGCAGACCTTGAAGTTTTCAAAATTGCAATAGGTGAAGATATAGCTTTTGTTATTACTCCTTTCATAAAAGCAATTTCAGCATTAACAAAGTCATATTCCCTCCTGCCAGATTGGGTACAAAAAACTGTAGTTGCTTTTACCGGTTTTGCAATCGCAGGTTTAGCAGTTGTTTCAGTGTTAGGAACATTTGGATTATTGTTAAGTGGTGTAACCACTGTAATGGCTGAACTCGAGATAACCGGTGCAATGGTAGCAACTGCATTTTCTAGTATTATAGCACCAGCAGCAGCCGTAGGAATTGCTTTACTTTACATTGAAGATAAAACTGGTTTAGTTTCAGCAGCATTTGATTTGCTCTATGATATGGGAACAATTGTATGGTATGGATTGAAGGGAACTATATCAGGCGTGATAGATGATATATCTGGATACATTGATTGGTTCATAGAAGGGATTGGAGAATTAGCTGATAGTTTAGGGTTGTCTGGTGTTGCGGATTCGGTTTCTAATGTGTTTTCATCAATAAAAAGTTCTATGTCTGGTTTCGTTTCGGATGTTGGAACCGTAGCAGATCAATATAGAGAAGAACAAGAGAAAATGCAAGAAGCTACAGAGGAAACAGGAGATATCACACTTGAAGCCGGTGATATTGCCTATGATTCCCTCTCAAAATGGTCTAATAATGCATGGGATTGGTCGGGAGAAGTCGTAGCTGCAAACGAAGAAGTACAGGGTTCAGTCGAGGATACTAAAACAAAATATCAGGAAGCGGTTTCGTCTCTCCTTGAAGACGTTGATACCAAAATGACAGCAGGTATAAGTTTTATGTCTGGTGTTGATGTCGATGATCTATCAAGAGGTATTCGCACACTGAATGATGAATTAATCATTCTAAATGATAACAATGAACTTGTAAAAGTTTCAGCAGACGGAGCAGTAACCCCCCTTAAAGATATGGGAATGGTTACGTTTGAAACTCCGAGAGGGAGCCTTACATTATTTACAGATGGATTAGACGATTCTGAGAGGTCTGCTGAACTTCTTGACGGTATTATAAACAAAATGGGTAATGATGTTGTAATACTTGATAATGATATTGGAAACCTTAACGGGCAGTCTCTTGATAATTTAGATGGTGAAGTAACAACCGTAGACCAGAGTATTCTAACCACTAATCAGGATACTATAACATGGGAAGAAGCTTTGAATAGTGCCGATCGAGTTTCCTTAAGTAGTTTGATGAATGAAGTTGAGACCGTAGACGGTGGAGT